AGAGGTTAAAGGAATAATAAAATACAATAAATGCGGTATTATAGAAGGAATTTACGATGAGGTTGTTCAAGATGTGATTTTACGTGATAGACATTCTCCATTATCTATAAAGTTGAACGTATTACCAAATATAACATTTAGGGATACTTATGCAATATTTAATAAATCTGTTGCTCGGCTCGGTGAAGAACTAAAATTACCAAAGTTAGAATATGATTATAAAAAGACACGTTTGCCATGGGACGAATTAGAGGAATTAGATTATAAATATAATGAACGTGATAATATTATTGTAGCTAAATCTCTATATAAATATATGCAGGATAATAATCTTACAATTGACGATATACCACTAACATTTACATCTTTTGTAAAAAGAAAAAGAAAAGAATTTATTATTCAAAACTACGGGAAAAAAGCTATAAATAAATTTTACTTTGACCGAAACGAACAATTACAAGACTTTAACTTCTTTGAATTAATACTAAAAACATATCAAGGGGGACTTACAGCAAGTAATATAAATGAAACTGGCAAAATAATTGATAAGGGTATTTACAGTATAGACATTAAGTCAAGCTATCCCTATCAAATGTGCAGTAGGTATTTCCCTTTTTATTCCTATAAAACAACTGTAAATTATACAGGGGAATTAGCCGACAAGTTTTATAAAATAGGAAATTATAAAGGGTTTTTTGGTATTTTTAGATTTAAAAATATTCGTGTAAAAAATAGAAATTATCTTCTTCCTATTTCATCAAGTCAATTAAGTAAAGGGTATGTTTCTAGTGATAGGGTCCACTTTAACGGGAAGTTGATGTTTGCAAGTGAAATAATAATTCCTTGTAATAATATAGATATTGACACGATAAACCTTGTATATAAGTACGATAAAATAGAATGTCTTGAAATATTTGCAACAACTAAGCAAAGAAGGCTAAGACAAGAAGAAATATCTTTTTTATTATCGGCTTTTCACAAAAAAGAAACTATAAAAGATAAAGAAGATATTGCATATGCATTATCTAAGGTATATATAAATTCTATGTATGGGGTAAAGGTAACAACACCAATCAAGTCAAGTTATTTTATAGAAGATGGTGAAATTACAGAAATTGATTATTTTAAATTTAATGAGGAAGAAAGAAAAGAAATTTATAATAAATTTATAGAAAATCAACCATCTTTTGGGGGTACAATAGACATATTTACCGACGGTTGCTATATTACATCTTATGCTCGTCTTATGCTTGTGTCCATGATGTGTAAATTAGTAGAGGAAGGTTGCAACGTGGTTTATTCGGATACAGATAGTATTAAATTCTATTTGAATGGGGTTGAAAAGGAATATATTTTTAATATAATAGATAGAGAAAATTGGCATACAATAAAAGATAATAAAAGAAATAATAGATTTAAAACATTTAAAGAGCAATTTCAAATAAGCGACGAAGATTATAATAAAATATGTAACCTTGGTATATGGGAAATTGAGAACAAAATACCTATACCGTACTTTATCACCTTTGGGGCGAAGAAATACGGTTATATTACCCATGATAATAAGGTGAAAACTACTATTGCCGGGTGTAATAAGAAATATCCTAGTATAGCAATACACAATTTATCAGAAAAAGAAAACATTCCACTTGTTGATGCTTTTAAAATTGTTCTTTCTCCGGGCACTCAATTTGACATTACAGCAAGTGGAAGAACAACTGCAAAAATAGAAAAAAGAACAAGGGAAGAAATGAATCATTTTACTTATCAAGGAAGAAAGATAAACCAATACGGGGGGATAATTATAGAAGAAACTACTTACACTTTGAACATATCTATTAATGATAGTAAATTATTGAATATTAACCGTCCTTCTGATGTTATAATAACAATTAATATAAAGGGGGAGATAGATTATGAGTAAAAAGCTAAATATAAAATGGTATAGCTTGGACAATATATTAAAACATGACGCTCAATACTACATGATTTTTGGAGAACGTTCTAATGGGAAAAGTTATGCTGTTGATAAGTATATATTAGATAAATTTTTTAAAGAAGGTGAGCAATTTGCTTTTGTTAAGCGATATGAAGATGATATAAAAACAAAATATATGTCGGAAGTGTTTACACCACTAGAGCCGTACATATTAGAAACGTATGGTTATAGAATAAAATTTTACCGTGGTACGTGGCTAGCATATGAAGATGGGACAGAAGGTAAAATATCAGAATGTAAGGTAATGGGATACGCTTTTTCTCTTAATAATGTTAACCGTACCAAAGCAACATCTTATCCGAATGTAACAACAATTCTTTTTGAGGAATTTATGTCGATTGATTGTACTTATCTTCCAGACGAACTAAATTTATTTCTTAATCTTATTTCAACTATAGTTAGATATAGACATAATGTTAAGATATTTATGCTAGCCAATGCAATATCAAAATACTCTCCTTATTCTGAAGCTTTAGGTATAAGGTTACACAGACTTAAAAAGGGTGAAATTGTTACCCGTGAGTATAGGGATAAGAAAGGCTTTGTTACAAGGTTCGCAATTGAAAGAAGTGAAAACGTAAATGTATTTGATAATAATCAAAATACCCAAAAAATAGTATATAATAACTTTGGTAATGCTGGTGTAGGACAGATGATAACAACTGGTGACTTTGAGGTACATGCATACCCTAGAAGGGTAGGTAATGTAACATTTGACGAATTGAGAGAAAGTAAAGACGATGTAATAATAGGAAAAAAACACGCTTTACCTATTGTTATAAGGTATGAAGATTATTTCTATAGAATATATTTATACACAAAAGAAAAATATATATTAGGCTTTAGGGAAGTTGATGTAAAAACAATTAATTATAAAAATACAGCTTACATTATAAACGGGGTACAACATATAAAAGGGATAGTAAACATTACTAACCTTGCATACTATGATGATGAAAACATAAACAGATTAATTAATATAATTGTTGCTTGTATGCGACAAAAAGACTTTGTAACATTAACCGACGACGACGGAGAAAACGTGGTAAATGCTTTCCGTCTAAGTGGAATAACATTAAAATAAAATGTTTCACGTGAAACTAAATTATGTTTCACGTGAAACGTTATTTTAAACAATAATTACATCGTAACCCCTAGCTTTGAGTTCATTAGCTAACTTTTCTGCATTGGACCTTTCTCTAAATGCTCCGACTTGTACTCGATATAATTTATCGTTTGATGTATTACTTTGATTATCATTTTTATATTTCATTTCATAAAAATTTAAAATACCTTTAGTAATAGCTTTAGCCATTTCTTCAGATTTATTTATAAGAATATTTCTATCTTCTGTATTAGTAATAAAACCCATTTCTATCAATATAGCTGGTGCAATGACTTCTCTTGTCATATGCAGGCTATTTGTTTTTAGCCCTCTATTCTTTGTATACAACTTAGATGAGATAATAGAGTTCAGTACACTTCTTGCAAGTTTTTCACCTCTATTACTGCCTAAATAATGATATATCTCAATTCCTTGAGCATTAATATCTGAATATGCATTAACATGAATAGACACTGAAATATCAACATTATTAGCGTTAGCTTTATTACTTCTTTCTTTTAAAGTTGGGTTAGTGTCCCCTTCTCTACTCTCTATAACAGAAAAGTTATGACGCTCTAAATGGTATTTTACTCTTTTTCCAATAGATAATGTAAAGTCTTTTTCTTTATATTGTCCACTAATTGCCCCGGGGTCATTTCCCCCGTGTCCATAGTCTAAAAATATTTTAGGCATATATTTTCCCCCCCTTTTCTAAGTTATCAAGTCTTGCGTCAATTCCTTTTAAAGTCTGTGATAGCTCTGTTATTGTCTTATTAAGCTCAAGTTGTTGCCTATACATAAAAATACAGGCGACTATCGGAAATCCAATATTAGATATAAGTTCTGCTATTTCGTTCATTATTATTTCCTCCTTTTATTTTAAGTAAATTATACCAATAAAAAAAGAGGTTGTCCACCTCTTTTAAATTAATTCGTCATAGTTTCCTAGTCTGACTTAATTATAATTTTTATATTTTAAATCTGTTTGGAATCCAGTAACTGTTCCATCCAACCAACCATGTTGCCAAATAACTTTATTATCATTTAATGCTGATATTGGCCTTATAGCCGCTCTGAATTGATGGTTAACTATTGTATCTATTTTAGTCGGATTACTTGTTATATCCCATTTTTCTAAATACCAATACCAATCTGTAGTATCTCTTCTTGAAACGTAGATATTATTAATGTTACTTGTATCAAATACCATTCCTCCAACATAATTAGAATATTGTCCAAATGGTGGTCCACCATCACAAATAGTTTTGATAGTACCATTATCATATATCTTATAAATATTTCTATAAGTTTGGTTTGGAACTACAACCTCAAAATCGCAATATAATATTTTCAAATCTGTCGGTGCAGTTTTAGCAACATCTAAAAGCCTATACTTTCTACCTGTTGTTATAGGTAATACAATAGTGTAATTATTATGATAAACTATTGTATTATCATCATATATGTTTCCTTTTAATATTGTTTTATTATCAGAATCTAAAATTCTGCCATTAATTGCATCAAAGAAACCCATACGGATATTTGTATCTTCAAGGTTTGGATTGCTATATAAATTTAATCTCAATAACCCATCTTGAGTAGTTTCTGTAACCTTCATGTAATACATATAAGCCTGAGAAGATTCTACAACAACATGAGGGGTACTCCATGCTCTACCATCTACAGATTCTATAAAACACCATTGGTTTTCATTTCTTCTAAAAAATACGTACCATTTACCATTGGTAAAAAACGTTTGAGCATAAGTAGTCTTTCCACCACAATTTACTTTTATCTCATCTTCCCATTCTGTTATGTTTTCATATTTTTTAGAAATTCTTATATTAATATAATTATCCGTATTATGTCCACCACTATATACAACCATAATTTTTTTCTTATTATCTGAACCATCACTTAAAAGATTAACTGAACAAGCATTATGGTCGTCTATATCAAATTTTTTTAAAGCATATTTTTGAATTTCACCTGTTTCATTGTTTATACTAGCTACACCACTATATCCTTTTGAGTCAGTGTAACCAATATAAGTTTTATCTCGAATGCTTTTAAATCTAATAGCCAAAGGATATATCCACCAACTCCATATCATATCTTCTCCATTATTAGTTAATGGATTTTCTATATCACTTTGATATCCATTTGAAGGTGGATTAAATGTTTTTAATTCATCATACAAACATTTTTTTGATAAACCAAAGTTTTTATATACAAATCCTTTGTATGATATATTTTCATCTATTTTTGTCCAATCAACAATAACTCTTCCCGTTATACCACTATTATTAGTTTCTTGTAAATCTATATAATCTATATTATTTGGTTCAATATATCCTTTTTTTGAAAATCTACAAACATCATTCCCATTTTTTGCAACTTTAATTTCGTATACTCCATCCAAATTTCTTTTTAATGTACTAATATAATATTCATCTTCATAATAACCCCCATATAGTTTAACATCTAATATTGCACTTCTAACATTGTTGTATACAACACCTTCTTTTGTAAAGGTTGCATTTTCTTGAAAAGGGTACTTTGTGATTTTATCTTCAACCTTTAGTATTTTATCTTTTAAACTTTTTTCATTATCTCTCGCTAACAAAACTTCTTCAGGTGTAAAATACTCTATATCATAAGCATAGGTGTCTTTGGCAAATGGTTCTGTTGCAAATCCAAAGTAAAACTTATTTATATCTGATAACTTAAAACTTAATCTCATATAAACTGCATTTGCAGGTATTGTGAACACTCCTTCACCATATGGCACACCAGAAATAAAAGTTTTAGTATTGTCAAAAAATACAACACAGGAATTTTTGTATCGATATCCACTTGTATTCCTATTAGTTTCAATCCATTCGGTTGTTGTATTGTATCCAGATGCTGATTGACCTGTATTTAAAACACCTGTTGAAGGCGTATAATAGCAATTATTATAGACATTAAGTGGGTTGAATAAGTTCTTAGATATTTGTTTAAATCCAGAATTTTTTCGTGGTACAATCTGTCCATCAACCACAGCATCTTTTAATACTGATCCTTCACCAACAATAGCAACACTTCCTCCAGTCATAGCTTCCTTAATATCTTGACCCATATTAGCCATTGTCCATATTTCATTTTTATCTGCTTTCGATATTGCCAAATATTCAACCAGCGAATCATGGCCATTTAACCTTCTTTCATGACTCTCCAAAATACTTGTAGTGGCTTCAGAGGTTTGTGTTGGTCTAAGACCATGCCACGTGCCTTTATGATCTCCATTTAAATCTGTTTTATTGTTAACACTATCTATTACTTCATCAATCTTTTTCCATGCTATTCTAAGTAATTCATATAATGAATAAACTTGTTGAGTTAACAATTCACCTAATTTTTTTATCATTTAATACACCTCCATAAATAAATCAGAACATTGTTCAAATATTTCCTTTTCTATTTGTCTAAGACTTTGCCAGTATTTTATAATGGCATCTGCGTCTGTTTGCACACCAATGTTACCCTGCATACGTCTTTCCCAATGTTCGTTATTATTGTAATTTACGTTACTTGTATTATTTCCAATGTCTTTTATAATGTTAGAAAAGTAATCTACTTGCTCAAAATCAGTTTTTGTTGTCGGTGTGTCGCTCTCTAAATTTTTATTTACGCTTTCAGTTGTTGCAGTTGTATTAGTTGTATAATTTCTTGTATATGTTTCTGTAACGTCGTAATTGTCTAAAATTCTTTGTTCTAATTCGTCAGCTAGAAATATTTTATTCCAATAGGGCATTATCAAGTTCAATTTTATTTTTAACCTTTGCTTAAATCTTGCAACGGTTTCTTGCCCAATTTCATCAAAATAAAAATGTTCTATGAAATGCTGTTCAAACTGTTTCCGTCTTTCTTCATTATAAAAGGGGTAATCAAAATCAAATATTTCTATATTATTCTCTACTATCTGCCCTAGTGTTATTGTGTAGTTGCTCAATAGGCTCAACCTCCCTTTTTTTAACTTTTATATCAATGCCGAATTTCTTATTAATTTCATTGCAGGCTTTTTCCCTTAAATCAAACATTAAATCTAAATTTATAGCTGTATATTCATTATTTGCGTTTACCTCATCGACAATCATTCGTTCCTTTTTTATATTGTTGTTATTGTTAATACCTAGGTATGTTAGTAATTCATTTTTTAGGTCCATTTTTTGTTGTTGTAATTTATCTAAAATGAAAGGTGATGAAGTATCTAATACATCACTTGTTTTTATATTATTAACCAATGTACTTTTTCCAAAAATAACAAACTTAAATTTTCTTATCTTATCAATAATATTTTTAGCTGTAAGTTTGCTATCTTCATCAGCTAGAATTAATTTAGGCATACATTGCTGGAATAAATTTACGTCTTGAGTCATTTCTATATCATCAATTCTTTTTGCAAAAATTTCTAATGTAGGAATATCACTAGTACCTAATGGATTATTTCTAATAAGAACCCCATCATCAATATTTACTGTTTTGTTATATTTCCCATTTTCACCCATTACCCTATATTCAGTAGGTAGTCCATATACATTTATATCGCTTGTTCCCATACAAGGTAAAATTAAAGTTCCATAATATTTGTCATTAAAACACATAAGCTGTCCATGATGAATTAATAAAAATTCCATTTGCTCTGATGTTAAACCTTGAGGTAAATTATCCCATGTAAATCGATTAATTGCTAGATTAATAAATTCATATAACAAATAATCAAACCTAGATATTGCCGCATCTTCAAAGGTATTTCTACTCAATATATACCCCCCTTTCAAGAATTTCTCTTATTTTATTTATATAAATATTGTCTATTTTACTATCTATGTCCGGCTCTACAAACTTTATATAACCCTTGTAAGCTCGTAAATTAATTGTAGCATAATTATTATATTTATTACCATATCTATTTATAAAATTCTGTATCTTTATTTTAACTTTATCGCTTACACTAAATTTTATCAGTTCAACATTATTGGTATCAAAGGCAAACCTAGTGGAAGGTGTGCCGAAACTAGAAATTGAATTAGGCGTCAATTCTAAATCTTTTTTTCTTGCGTCTATTTCTAGTATATTATTCAAACCGCTTGCAAGTCCTGTAGTTGTACTAATAGTTGAACTGTAAGCACCTATAACGTTCCCTGTAGCTAAAGAAGTTGCTATACCTGCCACTCCGGCAACCCCATTTAATACAGCATTTGTTATCTGACTTTTTCTTCCTTGCATGATTGAATTAGCGTTTGCATTAAGAAAATTTGCCCCTTCATTCGTGGCAGTAGGTAACATCATTTGATTAGAATTTGTGATATTATATATTTTCCCTGTATTATCTCCCTTGTATCCTACAGGGAAATATCTTTCAACTGGAGCGTGAGATAAAGCAAACTCCCCTTTAACCTGTAATGAAGATGGCATATATTGTGGTTTCATTATAATAGGTTCACTCTCTCCATCAGTTAAGACATAGAAAGTATATGGGAAATAATCAGTTATTTTATTTTTTGGTATAGTTACGCTACCACTAATTACAGGAGATGAATTAATGGTAGTTGCCATTTCTGCAAGTAGACTAATGTTTTTATAAGTTACCTTTTCACTACCGCCAAAATTATCAATTATTTTAACTATTAGGGGTATTTTCACTTCTTCTGTTGTATAAGTACAATTAGGAAATCTTACAATACCAACCAACGAAGGATGGTCTGACACCATTGAAAGTATATGTTCGTTAGGTATGGGCATAAAAAACAACGGATATTGTATTCCATCTATCGTAGTACTAGGTTTTTGAATAGAAGTATAAAAAGGAATTACATCAATAATATTCCCTTCATCATCGAATATTATTTTCTGTTCTCGAAATCCATTGAACATTGCAAACCATGTTGCAGTTTTTTCTATTAGAACATTTCTTTGAACTATTGTATGCTCCCCTATTTCTAAACCTTCGTCAAAATCGGTTATTTCATTTATATTACAGACCTTTCTTTCAATGAAAGAGTTACCAATAGTAAAGTCAAACATATATGTTTGTATTACATCAACCTCGTATATTAATTCTGTCAATTCTTCCCTAACATATCTTTTATTTACGATAAAAGCGTATATATCTTTATATCCATTATTGAATATAATATAATTTATTCCTTCACTTTCCAAATAATCAAAGGAATATTTTACATTAATTGTTTTATGCATTTTTATATAATTCGTTTCGTCAACTCTTATACTAGGCAAAGAGTTAAAATAATTGTTTTGTTCTTGCTTGGTTGCAAACATTTTAACATAATCATATCTATTATCATATGGAAAAGCTTTAATTAATTTTATCATGCTTTCACCCCTTTAAAAATAAGGGGATAAATTCCCCTTTTATTATTCTGGTATGTTAAATACAGCAATATTTACTAAATTCGAGTAGCTAAAAATCTTTTCAGTTGATAAGAAATGGTTTGTAAATTTACCCTTTGCATTTCTTTGTGGCTCTAGTCCGTAATAAGTGTCATATATCTGTAATGCTCTTTCATCACAAAGAATTGCTCTTGTATTTTTATTTGTTGTTAATTCTGGTATTTCAATTATAGTACATTCGTTAATTTCTTGCTTAGTCATGTTGAAAGCTGTTGCTAACATTTCTACATCAATTTCAATAGCCCAATCCATATTTAAAAAAAGAATCAATTGACTTGGTTTGCAGTGATTTTCTACTGTTGCAAATTCGGTACTTCTTAACCCCATTCTTTTAATTGTTTTCTTTAATTCCTTTGTAAATGCTTTTGCTGTTGCATTGTCTACAACGTCAGCTACTTCTTTTTTATATTTGCTTTCTGTCGCTATAGTATCTAATATTTCAATGCACTTCAAATATTCCTCATATTCTGCACCTGTATGAAGGCTTTCCATTATTTCATTGGCTAATCTAGTTACGCCGCCGCTTGTGGTAAATCCTTTTCTTACTTGTTTGTCTTGAATTGTAACTTGGAAATCTTTAGCATAGTCAACTTGATGATATTGAGTTATAACATTAGGTTTAACTCTATCTAATGCACCTGTTCCGTCTGGGTCGTAATCATAACCGATTGCTCTAGCAATATAAATTTCTTCAATTTCATTCGCATTCTCAATGAAACCCCTTTTAATTCTTTTTAATGGATTTATGTAAGCTGTAGATGAATATATTTGCTTACCAATTTTATTAACAACTGAATTTAGAAATTCTTGTTTTTTAATAGTATAGTTTCTACTTGGCATTTTCTATTCCTCCTCTATTAATTCATTTAGTTCTTTTTTCTCTCTATCACTTAACAAGTCATAAATTTCTTTGTCTATACAAAATGGTATTTCTTCCTTTTCTTCCGTTTCTTCCTCTTTTTTGCTTGTTACACGTAAAAATAGTTTTTGGTTATGTTCCATTAGTTCTTTTTCTCTTTCTTCTTTTTCTGATAATTTATTTTTTAATGTTTCATTTTCTGTCTTATATGTTTGCAATTCCTCTTGCATTTTTATTATTTGTTCCTGCAATTCTTCCAATGTCATTTTACTCACTCCTTTTAGTGTAAAATATAAGGCAAGTCGGACACTACCCCGTAATTACCTTTGCCCTGTCCCCA